AAGGTAGGGGTGGGATAGGCGGATCATCGCCACGCATCTCGTTTGTTCGTCGGCTTGGCATTGGCGCGCTTCCAATCCGCCATGCGCGCACGGCGCTCGCCGTCGAGCCGGTCAGTGATCTCACGCTCGCACTCGGCGATGAATGCCTGACCTTCTGGCATGCCGAGCCACAGCACGACGTGTTCGACAGTTTCGTGGTCTTGTGCGGACAGATCCGGAAGACGGATCAGATGACCGTTCTCCCAGTGATCGGATGGCGCGAGCGCCGCCTCGATGGTGCGCACTCCGCCATTCATGCCTGCGTGGCGCGCGTTGTCGATCGCCCATGCCGCAAGCCATGCGTCGCGCTTGCCATCCAGCGCTTTGGCGACGCGCTCAGCGTCGTGCAGGAAGCATCGTCCGCAGTTCGTGCCGAGCCATTGAATGAACGAGGCGGCGACTGTCGCGACGCGCTGCGTCAGCGGAAACGGATAGGCGCTCATGATCACGCGAAGTTGATACTCGTCGCACTCGTCCAGGATCGTGGCGGCTGGGCGGCCCATCAGTTCGAGCCATTTATCGGACATGACCATTTCGCCGACCGTGCAGGGCCGCGGCGCGCGAATCGCGTCGTGCGAGAACGCCAGCAATTCAGCCTGCTCGTACCCGATGTGATCGCCGGTGAGATTCATGCTGTCCTCTTTAATCGTTATCCGGCGCAGGGCCGGGGGTGTCTGGCCGGTTTTAGCGCCCGTCTATGCGAACGCTACGGATCACCGGAAACCTCGTAAACTCAGGCGAGTTCAAGACGATCGCGCCTCACGATCCTCGCGCCCGGCACTTCTGCGCCGGCTTTAATCGCCTTCGCGATCTCGCTTTTCGACGGCTTCGGATCGGGCATCTTCGGCGTGCTCATATACTTGAATGGGATCTGCTTCTCGTCGTAGATTTCGACAGCCGAATCGCGATCTATGAGCAGCTTCGCGCCGAACGTGCCGTCAGCCGCCTTGATTTCGGTGATGCCGGTTCGCTTCATGCTTTCCGCGAGGTATTCGCGAAGGCGCTGCTGCTTCTTCACAATGGCCTCTTTGCGCTTGGCGACCTTGGCTTCGTGCGCCTCGATCGCCAGAATTACGGCGTCCTGGTTCAGGATGTAAGCGCAGACGGACGCGCCTTTGTCCTTCGTGAGCGCGAGGGCTTCGATCAGCGCCGTGGAGAGCTCGCCAGTTTCCGGGTCGAACGCGTCTTCGCTGTTCAGAAGCGTTTCGACCTGGGTCGACAGGGAGTAGAGGGAAATTTCGCTCATGCTGCCTCCGTTTCTTTCACCGTCTGCGCCTTCAGTTCGCGCTTACGTTTGGAGAATTCCGCCAGAAGTTCTTTCCGCTGCTGCTCGGAAACCTTGCTCTTGCCGATGCTGTCGCCGATCTTCAGCAGGGAATCCATCGTTTCGGATTCGCGAATGGCAATCTGGAAATCCGCCATCTCGCTGTCGGAGATCGACACCGGCTGTTCTTCCGGCTCCTCGTCTTTGTGGAGCTCGCCCTTGTGCCATAGATCGAGCGCCGCGCCGAAGCGCATCGCGGCATTTCGCAGGGCGTCGCCGATCCGCTCCTTCATCGCGTCCGGGCCAGTCTTGCCTTGTGCATCACCGTAACCAAGTCGCGTCACGCCGCAGACCGTCAGGCGAATCCACATGCCGCCGTCACGGTCCAGAAGGGGAAGGCCATCGGCGCCGAATGCGACCGGCTCCCACGACCAGTTGGGGTCGCAGTCGAGCAGACGATCCGTCAGGGCTGCGTGGCCGACATACGACAGGTGGACGGCCGGAAGGCCGTGATACCCGCCACACTCCGCGCACTTCCCTTTCTGCGAGTCCCGTTTGTACGGCTTAGGCAAAAGGCTGATCTGATGCGGCGCGAATGGCGCTCGAAGGAGTTCCAGCCCGGTCTTTTTCTGTTCCATCGTTTCCTCTCGATTGTTCGTGCCAAGCAAGCCACTCTGCCCGCTCGTCCTGTTCCCACTGCTCCCACTGGAGATCGTCGTCGTCCATGTAGCACTCCTCAACGCAATGCACTGAATGCTGAGCACTATTGAAATGCTCACCTATCAGGACACTGCCTTCCTCTCACGCGCAGCGAATGACGCTGCACTGCTCCACGCGGGCTTCATGTGCTTCCAGAACCCCGCAGATCGCCAGATAGACCAGAGCTGCGGCCGCCGCGCCGATCCAGACCTTCAACAGATCTTTCATCCTCCCACCCCGAGACCGAGAAACCACCAGAGCCACGCGCCGAGTGCGGCGCCCGCGAAAATCGCTCCGGTCATCCCTGCGAACAGGTCGCTGAGCGTCAGAGCGCGATGCAGTTCGACTTCGCTGACCAGTTTCATGCTGCCCCCTTTGAGAGTCGCATTTCCCGACGAAGCTGCCAGATCCGCAGCTCGATCAGGTTGTATGCGAGCGTTCGTTCCAAGTCGGTGATGCGCGGATCGGAGAGCGCGCCCTCGGCCATCTGAAGCGCTTCGGTCAGTGCTGCGAGCTTGATTTTCTCGTCAGTTTCCGAGAAGGCCGCGTCAGATTTCAGCGAGGTAATCCTGAGTCGGATCGTCAGAATCGCCAATCGCACTTCGCTCTTTCCGAGCTCTCCGGCGAGAGCTTCGCGGGCACATTCAAGCGCGCTGATCGTCAGTTCGGTTTGTCGTTCGTTCACGTCAACTCCCTTTCTCTATCCCACCGGTCGAACTGTTCATCGCTCCGGTCGTCGTCTTCGTAATCGTTGCCCTCGTCGTCGGGCAGGTCAGCGGTCAGCCAGTCGTCGTAGAAGCGCATGTCAGCACCCCGATCCCCGCGGCTCGCACCCGAACTGAATCAGGTTGTTCGCGTATTCACGAATCAGCAGCTCGATCAGCGAACCATGCTGCTTCCGCATCCAAATCATGTCGCTCGCCATTTGGCTCATCATGTCCGGTCTCCTTTGCCTTAGCGGTGCGCTCGATCGAGAACGCACTGGTAAAGCTTCCGGACTCTCGCGCCGGCCGCGGCGGATTCCTCCCTTTCGGGTCTCCGCGCATTGAGTTGTGTAAAGAGCGATCCGCGTGGGCGGTGGCGCTGTTCGTTCAGCGCATGGTTGTATTAAACATCACGTTTAAGATCGTGTCAAACACTTTGTTTAATCGTGGGCAAAATTTTTTTGAGACATTGCTCGGGTGTGTTTAAAAAAAGACGCGCGGACGCAAAAAACCCCGCACTCGGCGGGGTTGGCACGGGACTGCGGGGCTGCTTCTGGCTACTGCAGCTCTATGGACATCGGACAGATTGTTCCGAACTCGAACAGCTTCGTGTATTCCTGCCCGTTGTATTGGTAGTGACAGCGCACGGCGTTTCGGCCCGTCACGGTCTGAACGAACTCCTGCTGCCCGGTGAAGTTAGCCGTTACCGTGTAGCCGTAGGCATAGGCGCCGCTCGAAGCGCCAACCAGAAGAAGAAGGGCGAACTTAGCTTTCACGGTCACATCCTGTTCTTGATCTTGCGCGCCGGAACGGGGTGCGCAACGTAATACATCCACGAGATTTCCTCAGGCCGGAACGTCTGCACGTCCTGCGCGTGGTAGCTGCCGAGCCGAATCCCGCCGCGACGCGCCAGAAGCCGTTTCAGCATTGTTTCTCCGGTCGTCAATCGAACGAGAACATCATCCTCCAGCTCCGGCTCGGTGGCAGGTTCGACTAGGGCGAACTCGCCAGGGTTGTATCGGGGAATCATCGTGTCATCGATGACTGGGACCAGAAATGATTGCGGGTCGCTGGTCGCTAATTCTGCGTATTGTTTTGTTGCACCCACGGGGTATTCCTCACCCTTCCAAATTCTTTCAGGCAGGCCGGCACTTGGCATGCTCACCACGTACACGCGCCGGAACTTTGTTACGTCTAAAGAATACCGGATCGGGTCTAAAGCACTTGCAGAATTTTCCTTCTGTTGCACATTGGACAAATCGTCGAAAAAGGGACGGTTTTCGTCCGTATTCCCCAGTTTGCCCGGCCGCATTGGGCCTTCGCCGTTCAGCAACCAGATCGCGCTGATGCCGATCTGTTCCGCAGCCTTAAACATGCCGGTCTTCGACATGCCGCGGCGTTCCCAATTGTTTAGTACCTGTGGCGATTCATTAAGAAACTTGGCAAGAGGCGTCTGGCCGGTGATCCCGTGGATCTTCTCGGCGGCTTCGTAGAGGCGTGTCATGGTCGGGTGCATGCCCGTGATCTTCGCCGAATTAAACATTTCGTTGTTCAACAAACCGTTTGACTTTTGTTTAAACGTGGTGTTTAATGAGGCATGGACAAAAAAACTCTCACCGCTATCGCTGACCGGGAGCTGATCGACAAGCTCGGTGGTCCCTCGCAGCTCGCTCGGATTCTCGGGTACTCCCGTGGGGGTGCTCAGCGCGTCCAGAATTGGAAGGAGAGGGGAATTCCCGCTGCTGTGAAGCTGGAGCGCCCCGATCTCTTCCTGAACGAACGCGTTCCTTCGTAGGCGACGACCTTCGATCATTTTCATGCGTACTCGCTTTTGCGTCAGCTTCATTTTTGTTCGTGACAAGTATTTCTTGTGAGTAATTTAACCGCGCTGCACTGCACCACAAACCAGCGCACATTGAGAGGAGGTGCTTCATGTTGAGCAAGCCAGATATTTCGGAAGCGATCGGTGCGCTACTGCGCGGCCCAGAATCGAAACGTGTCGCCGAGAAGCTCGGCTGGGATTCTTCACAGGTTTCGCGCTTCCTGAACGGTCAGCAAGGCATCGGCCGTGAGCAACTGAACGTGATCATCGAGCTGTGCGATCTGGTTGTCGTGTCGCGCCGCTATCTCGATGCGATCAGTCTGCTGGCGAGCACAGGCGTTTCGTGCGAATGCGCGCGCAACGGCATGGGCGAATGCGGTCGTAGGTAAGCAGTAGAAGGGCGGCGGGGCCAAATACATAGCGCCAAAGAGCGCACGAAAGAGTAAATGAAAGTTGCCTGCGAGGCGCCTTCCATTTCTTCTTTTTTTGTAGTCCTAACGGCGCGAGCCGGGAAGGTGGCCAATGAAAAACTCGAAACACGAAACGGCAGCAGCGTCGGCCGTTCTCAACTCGTGCGACACCAAGGCTCATCAGCTTGAGATGGCCCGCAATGTCGCGCGTCTCACGACTAAGAACGCAAAGCAGAGGCAGGTTCACATGCTTTGCGAGTCGCTCAAGCGTTCCATCCGGAGCAAGTAATGTCCTGGCTGAAGATCGAAACCAACACTCCGGACAAACCGGAGATTTGGGCGATCGCGGACGCGCTCCAGATCGATGCCGACGCTGTGTTCGGCAAGGTCTTTCGCGTTTGGCGGTGGTTCGACGAACACACCGAAGATGGTAACGCTCGCGGCGTTACCTTTTCGATGATCGATCGCATCGCCGGTGTTACCGGATTCGCTCAAGCGATGGCTGATACCGAGTGGTTGATCAAGCATGAGGGATCGATCTCTCTGCCGAACTTCGACCGCCACAACGGCCAATCGGCTAAGAAGCGCGCCAATACTGCCGTTCGCGTTGCCAACCACAAGGCGAAGGCAAAAGAAGGTAACGCTCCGGTAACGCTAGATGCGTTACCTAGAGAAGAGAAGAGAAGAGAAGAAGTAACACCTACCAACCCTAACGGGTTGGTTGTCGCCAGCACCGCTGACGACCTGTCCCGGCAGCGACCGAAGTCTGCCAAGCCTGCTTGCCCGCATCAGGAAATCATCGCGCTGTACCACGAGCTTTTGCCTGCAAGCCCGATGATCCGCGAATGGACTCCTGCGCGCGCTGAGCACCTTCGCGTTCGTTGGAACGAAGACGAGAAGCGCCAAAACCTCGACTGGTGGCGCCGTTTCTTCGGCTACATCGGCGACTCGGCATTCCTCACCGGCAAGGCCTGCGGCGCGAACCGCAAGCCGTTCACGCCCGGTCTGGACTGGATTTGCAAGGCAGAGAACTTCGCGAAGATCCGCGAAGGCCGATTCCATGACGTGGAGGCAGCATGAGCGCGAACGACCTTCAGCGGGCCATCCCGCAGGCGATCGAATCCGAGCAGAGCGTGATCGGCGCGCTGCTCATCGACAACGACGCGATCGACCGCATGGGCGATCTGCGCGCCGAGCACTTCTACCGCGGCGATCACCGCGTGATCTTCGGGCAGATCACGAAGCTGATCGTCGCCGGGATTGGCGCGGATGTGATGACGGTTTTCGAGCGGCTCCAGGCTGATGGCCGGGCTGCAGACGTCGGCGGCTTGAAGTACCTGAACGATCTGGTTCAGTCCACGCCGAGCTCGGTGAACATCGCGCGCTATGCCGAAATCGTTCGGGACCGTGCGCAGAAGCGCGGCCTGCTGACCGTAGCCGGTGAGATTCAGGAATCGGTCGGTGCCGCACCGGAAAGCGCCGGCGTGCTGATCGACCGTGCTGCAGCGAAGCTCGAAGCGCTCGGCGAAGCAACTATCAAACGCGAGCCGAAGCTGATCGCGCAAGGGCTTGCCGAGCACATCGAAACGCTGGAGCGCCGTTCGACGGGTGCCGAGCGCGTCATCAAGACGGGCCTCGACGATCTGGACAAGGCGCTGAACGGCGGCCTGCGGCCCGGCTGGCTGGTGATCCTCGCGGCACGTCCCGGCATGGGTAAGACGGCACTCGCGCTGAACATCGCGACGCACGTCGCATGCGATCACAGTGCGCTGTTCCTGTCGATGGAAATGCCGGAATCGGAAATCCACGACCGGAACCTTTCGTCGCACGGTCGCATTCCGCTCGATCAGGTGATGGCGTCGCCGTTGGACGACAACGAATTCTGGAATCGCGTCACGGCCGCGACGATGAAGATCAAGGATATGAACCTGTTCATCGACGATCAAGCCGCGCTGCGCCTGCTGGACGTCCGCTCGAAGGCGCGTCTGGTCAAGCGCAAGGCCGGGCTTGATCTTCTGGTGGTCGATTACCTGCAGTTGATGACGGGCGAAGGCAACAGCCGGAACGCCGAAATCGAAGGAATTTCGCGCGGCCTGAAGGCGCTGGCTAAGGAATTGAACATTCCGATTCTGGCGCTCGCGCAGCTCAACCGGAAGGTCGAAGACCGCAGCAACAAATTGCCGATGCTGTCGGACCTGCGCGATTCGGGCTCGATTGAGCAGGACGCCGATGCGGTGATGTTCATCCATCGCGAAGAAATAGCCAATCCGGATTGCGAGGAGCAGTGGCGAGGCTTCGCGCAGATCCGCATCGCCAAGTTCCGCCACGGCCGCACCGGTGACGTGCCGCTGACTTATCTCGGCGAGTTCGTGAAGTTCGAGAGCCATTCCGGACCGTGGCCTACAGCCAGCGTGAGCAAGACGCGCCGCGGAGGGTTCGACTGATGCGCCGATCGCCAAGCGCTCTGACCAAAGAGTTGCTCGAAAAAGACGGATGGATCGTGTGGACAGTGGAACGAATCATCCCGCGGGTGAATAAGAAGGTCGATCTGTGGAACTGCTTCGATCAGGTTGCGATACGGAACGGCGAGTTGATCTGCCTGCAACCGACGAGTTGGACGAATGTGTCGGCCCGGGTGAAAAAGATCGGTGAGTCGGAATACATCGAGGAAGTACGGAAGCTGAATTTCGGGTTGTACGTGTACGGGTGGAAGTGGGACGCGAAAGCGAAGGAATGGCGCCACAGGGTAGTGGACGTCAGTTGACCGGGTGAGAGGAAAAACATGCCAAAGAGCAAAAAACCGAGGAAGGCCTACCGGCCGAAAGTTGGAACGAAAGACACGATCACGACGCTTTTCGAAGGCGACGAGCCGCTGAAAGGAGAACTGAAAGACAAGGTGCTGCTGACGGTCCACATGGCCGCTCGATCGTTGTCGATGGGCGATGCGATTCAGGACGATTGGGGCGCACTGGTGAGCGCCATGAACATCAGCCTGATCCTCTGCGAGCGTGCCGGCAACAAGGAAATCGGACTGAAGGCGATCTACGACGCCAGCAACGCGCTTATTTCGGTGCAGGAGCGGTTCTTTGAGAAGGGCCGAAGGGTAGCGACCGGCGAGGAACTTACGGCCATCAACGGCGGGATTCACGTCTTCGAAGAGATGGTCGAGACGGTGAGCAAACGGCAGTACGTCTGGGCGTCGGACCAGATTGAGAAGCGGCTGAAAGAAGGCAGGTCGGTAGGCGTCACGCCAAACACGAGAACTCAACGTTACGAACTGAGGGCAGCATGAGCGCAGATACCCGCGAAAAAGTCTTTCAAGCACTGAAGAAACACGCGCCGATCTCGATCCCGGATCTCTCGCGCAAGCTGAACATGTTGCCGCCCACGGTCGGCTGGCAGATCAAGCAGCTCCATTGCGCACGGCAAGTCTACGTCCATAGCTACTCGCAACAGAGAAGCAAGACGCACACGCAGATTTGGGCTGTCGGCGATCGGCCTGATGCGATCAAGGGCGTTGCGGTGCCGGATGCCGTCTATGACGAGCTCGACGACCGCCGCACGAAGCGATTGACGGAAGAGCAAATCGAGGCAATCGACGCCGCGCGTGAGCAGCGCCGCATCCAGGCTCTGAGCAGCCAGATCAAACCGTTCCGCGATCCGATGGTATGGGCTCTTTTTGGAGGTGTCGCAGCATGATCCCCGCTGATTTCGATCCTATCTGGGTGGCGCTCGGAATCAAGCGCCGCGACTGGACCAAACCCGTGGAGCAGAAATGACGCCCGACGCACAAGGAATCGTGTTCGTTCTCGTCTTGGTCGTCGTTTGCGGCATTTTGGCGTCGGCCTACTCCAAAACCGGATGGCTGCAATGAGCCGCGAACAGTTCGAGAAACACTACGAGGAGGCAGGCGGCTGTCTCCTCGCCACGGTGAAAGAGAAGCACTGGGAAACGTGGAAGGCCGCGCAGGCGGCTTTGCTCGCGGCAAACGGCCCGGCAGTCGAAATGCGGTATCTGCACGAAACGGGTCCGATCGACGACGAGGCATGGCATAGGTTGCGGAGGAAGGGATGACAGTCCTGTATCGAGAATTCCTGATGCGCGCGCCGACGGTCGGGCAAAACCTCGTCGCTTTCCTGAAGGCCAACGCCGGATCGTACGCCGAGCGCGGAGAGCCGCTTCGAGTGATCGTCACCGCGGAAGAGAAGCAGCGCAACGCGCAGCAGAATCACTTCTATTGGGGCGGCATTCTGAAGCAAGTCGCCGAACAGGCATGGGTAGATGGCCGCCAGTTCGACAAAGACGCGTGGCATGAATACTTCGCGCGCAAGTTCGGCGTGCTCGATGAACTCGTGCTGCCGGGTGGAGAAATCGTCACGCGCCGGAAGTCGACCGCGCAAATGAGCATCGGCGAGTTCGCGGAGTACATCACGCAGGTTCAATCGTATGCAGGCACCGAGCTCGGCGTGGAGTTCCAAGCGTGACGGCCAGAATCATCGGCATCCCGAAACCGCTCACCTTCCGCTCGGAGAAGTTGCGCCGGGCGGTAGCCGAACTGCCGTGTGTCTGCTGCGGTCGCGTCGGATCCACTCAGGCAGCGCACGGAAACGAAGGCAAAGGAATGGGCATGAAGGTTTCCGATGCGATGCTCGCAGCGCTCTGCACCTTCTGTCACACGGAACTCGATCAGGGGCGCGTGATGAGCAAGGCAGAGCGCCGGGCATTCGCGCTGGAGATGGTTGCGAAAACATACGTCGCCCTGATGGAGGGCGGAAAACTGGAGGTGGTGAAATGATCCTGAAAGAATCCAACAGCGCGGAATGGTTCAAGGAAGTGAAGAAGCGCGTAGACCGACTCCAGGCGGCTCTCGCTGTCGGGAAGATGGAAGCTGCTCAGGCTGAGGCGCGCGAACTCGTCGCGGCGTCGCAGATCCTTTACGGTGAAGTGGTGAGCGAACAGGGGGCTGTGTGAAGAACAAGGTTCGAATCTTCAAGGTTCGCAACGAGTGGCGTGCGTCGCTGTTCGATGCGTGGTTCGCGATCGGCATTTCGCCGCGCGACGCATACCAGAACCTGAGCATCTATCTATGGGTCCGTCGCCCTGATCTCGTGCGCAAGTACATGCCACGCGCGCGCTTTGCAAAATCTACAATGGATTGCTAAAGAAATGGCAGGGCGACCGAAAGGATTACCAAAGACGGGCGGTCGGCAGAAGGGAACGCCCAACAAAGCGACCGTCGCGGTGAAGGAAGCGTTCCGCGCTGCATTCGACGATCTCGGCGGAACGGCTGCGCTCGTCACGTGGGCGAAGGAGAACCCGACGCAGTTCTATCAACTGTTCTCGAAGCTGATCCCGACAGAGGTCGACGCGACGATCAGCGGGAAAGCGGGCGCACCGGCTGTTCAGGTGCAGATTGTTAAATCGGAGGGCTAATGAGTTGCTTTGCTGACGGATTCTGGTTCAAGTTGGGGATGATGGGCGCGGAAATCGCATTTGCGCTCGGTGCGGCGTTAATCTTGTTTGTGGTGTTCCTCGCTTGGTGCAGGTTCGCAAGATGAGCGCGAATCTCGGGTTCGCCCTAATCATCGTTGGTGGCATCGTCGGATTCATCGTCGATCTACTCTCTGTGGACGATCGGAAGATTCCGGGGCGAGGGCTTCAATGACGGGTTGGGATCTATACGCTCTGTGCGCCGCGCCTCTCGCCGGCGCGCTGCTCTGCTTGTGGATCGATCGAGACTGACGATTCCGTGCTCTAAATAACCAATTTCATATAAAATGCTACGAAATCCTAACGATTCGGAGTAAGCCATGTCGATCGCCGTATTCAAGCCGCTTCTGACCGCTGCCGGTGAGGGCGAAAAGGTGTGGGATAAGCTGGTTCAGCGCGTGATCGACGAGGCGGAACTGGCCGAACACACGGCGGCCGGCTGGCTGACCGACGCGAACGAAGCTCTGACTGCTGCGGATCTGGCTCAGACCGAGCAGGATAACGCCGCGCTTCAGGCTCAGATCGATGCGGCGACGCAGAAGCTGGACGGCCGCACGAAGGCTGGCCGGGAAGCGAAGGCGGCTGAGCAGGCGGCGCAGTAATCGTGCGCGCGCCCAAAAGCTTCTTCGTAGAGAATGGCCTCGCAGAGCTTGGGCTCTCCGGGGCTGTTTTCGACTTCCCGCCCGAGGAGATGGAGCGAATCTGCAACCGTCTAGACGCGAACTTGGCCGAGCTCGAAACCAAGGGCGCGCGCATCAGCGGATGGACATTCGCGGACTCGCCCGACGTCGCCAACGCATCAACCATCGTGAACGTTCCGATGGGGCTGGTCAATCTCATCATCCTGTCCGCTGCGATCGTCGCGGCGCCGAGCATCGGAAAGAACCTGAGTTCGGTCACGGTCGCGCAGCTCAAGCTGGCACGGGACAATCTGCTGTTCTTCAACAAAGCTATTCCTCAATACCAGCGTCCGTCGAATATGCCTGTGGGGTCGGGGCGCCAGATATGGGCGGATGGGCAGCAGTTCTTTGCGCAGCGCCCGCCGCAAATCGACGCTGGTCCCGACGCACACCTGAATCCCGAAATGGATTTGTGGTCCGGCGACAACAACATCGAAGGCTTCTGACGAATGGCGACGATCAACGAACTCTCGTTCAACGATACCCCGAAAAGTTCGGACTCCGTACCGGTCTACGGCACGTCGAGCGGCATGACGCAGCGCACGTCGGTCGGCCTAATGCTGCAAGGCGGCTTGTCGTCGTTGCCGACCGTGCAGCCGGTGGACGGATCGGGCGAACTGTGGATCGATACGCTCGACGGCAACGCGATCAAGGCCGCGATCGGCCCGTCGACGACGGGCGGGAATAATCTCCCTCAGATAGTACAGAACATCGCGAACGGCACGGCGACGGATGCCGGTACGCTCACCGGCGCGGAGATCACGCCCGTTTCGCGTGGTGCAGGTGCCTTGCAAACGACACTGACGAAGATCGCGCAGTGGGTCATCCAGACGTATCAGGGGGTTACTCAGAGCGGGACCGGGGCGGTCGCTCGGACAATTCTCGGGAAAATCTTCGAGCAGCCGGTAAGTGTTAAAGACTTCGGCGCTCAATGCGATTGGAATGGTACGACAGGAACCGACGATACAGCTGCTATTCAGGCTGCAATCAACTATGTCAACGGGAAGGGCGGCGGCAAAATTCCAATCGCATTGAGC